GACGAGGGCGGGAGTGCCGCAAGCGGCAGCCTCGAGTGGACACATTGCAAAGCCATCTCCTCTGGTAGGTAATACAAAGAGGTCAAGGGCGCGATAAAATCTTGCCATCGTTTCCGTGGGCCAATCCTGGTCAATCCATAAGACCCGCTCGTCAGCGGGCACCATTCGGCGGCCACGGCTCTTGAACACTAAATATACGGGCGGGTCAACCTGATTAGGAAAGGCCATCTGAAAAGCTCGGAATAGAATATCGGGGCCTTTTCGAGGAGTCATCACTCCTGCCGAACCAATCACAAAAGCATCCTTGAGGGCGGGCATACCGATAAGCGACCAAAAACTTTTGCGATTCCCACGTTTCAAGTGAAAGATTTCGTGGTTATAACCTAAATGGATTGTTTTTACGCGAGGATGATATTTCCCGAAAAGTAAGCGGCAGTATTCAGAAGGCACCCATATTTCGGCGGCCCTCCCAAGATAAGATTTCCAATCGTGGGGAATATCATCGGCCTCGTACATTGTATAAAGGATTGTCCTTCTGGTGGCACTCTGAAAGATTCGGGTAGGGTAGCCAATCACTAATCCCAAGCCCCGAATCTGCGAATGAGAGTCAATCAAGTGCCGATATTCCTGCGGGAAAGAAGGCTGAATCTCATTGTTTAGAGCGTGCCATTCAACAACAAGCCGCCGTGATTGGCTTAGATATTTGATAAGGCCCAAACAAAAATTGCCATATCCGGTTAGCCCCGAACAGGGCAGTGCTATGCGTACTGGAATCCGCATGAAATCCCACCTTTGCAATCTTCATATACCCATTTATCCCGCAAAGTAAACAAAAAATCCGCCCCTTCGGGGCAAAGGGGCGGACGCGGAGGAGGAGGACTCGCTCAGAGGGGCACTCCTTTTTCAGGCGCGTCGGGAGGGCCATCGCAAGCGACAATCTCATTCATATTAAGCTTGGCGGGGCGAAACCCTATCGAGCCCGCAAGGGGCACCAAGCTGGCAAAAGATTCTTGAGGGAGGCCGCATAATCGCGGCCCCCTCTTATCCACTAACTGCTAAACGGTTCTGTACCTTCGCTACCGTGCATGACGGTAATGGTGGCAAAGGCATCGCCGCGCAACACTTCCATTGCGAAGCGGCTTGAGACTGACCGCTTAGCAATATCTTTTACTGCAGCGTATTCTCTCGGAGACACATACAGAGTCACATACGGGGCATAAACCGCGCCGGTATCACTCCATGTTGGCGGTTTATAACCGAGAAGTAGAGTATTCCTACTGAACCAATCGGCCTTATACACGTTCCAGGAGCTAAGACTACCAACCAAGGTCAGCCCCTTACCGAACTTACGAACTCCACCGGTCGGATTGGCATTGAATGTCTGCAACGTTTCGAGTAGCGGAGCGGCACCAGGGCCAGCCACAATCCAATCCGGAGTATTGTGAACGCGCTCCGATACATAGCCATTGGCCTCGGCCAAATAGTCTATAAGTACGTTGCGCCATTCCTTACCGGTATAATTGGAACCCGAAGGCGGATTCGTACCGAAGTTGAGGCTGGCAGCAGTTGCTCCTGCCCTAATCATCTCAAGGAAGCTCTCATTGATTTCGCGGGCAATCTGGTCAACTGCCGCATTAATCAATTCGGCTTCGGCATCGAGATTATGAAGGGCCTTGAGGTCCTGTATTAAGTCCGATGTGACCTGATACGAAATTGCCTTTTTCTTGGCTGAGACATCGGTATAATCAAGGTCAAAACTAATCTCGGATTTATCCTCACCTTCGGTATGGTCAGCCCATGTGCTATCAAATACGGTGCTATCCGAGAGGTCTTGTCCGCTATCGTTCGTGAACTTCAACCAATAGACCCGACCAGTTGGGGCCTTTAGCGGCTGAACCGAGCTGATTTCAAACGGGATAAGCTGCGGGAACAACTGCCGCATCATCGGCAGGATTACTGGAACGATAGGAGATAGCGCTGTGGTAGTTGTAGTTTCCTGAATACCGCGCTTCGTTGCAGCCTCAAAATAGTCGGGATGCTCGCGCTCCATAGTGTCCAGCATAGCTTCCCAGACATTGCGGGGGTTGTTCCACTGCGGCTTGCCGTTATCCTCAACTGACTCAAGCAACTGAGCCTTGACTTCGGCAGGTGTTTCTGGCCGCTCGACGAATTGTCCGGCCAGGAACCATTTCTCCGCTCGGCTCTGCTTTTGAGTGCGTTCAGTGATGATACCAAAGCCACTGTACTGTTTGGCTTTGAATACATCGGCAAGCAGCGGCTCATATTCGGCCATTATACTGTCAACTTCCTCAATTGTGGAGGCACCTGCCAATGCCCGTTCAATCGGCTTGCGATAAGTCTTGTCCACCGTGGCCAACTTTTCTGCTTTATAATCAGCAAGGCGTTGCTCTGCGAGCACGGCCTTAGCGGCCTCGGCGGCGGCATCGGTTGCAGCCTTTTTGACATCGGCAGTAACGGCTTCCATATCAATAACAGGAGTTTTCGCCTTGTTCTCCATTGATTCATCCCTCGCAGGTTTTTCTTGATGTTCGTAGGTAACTTGCAGGGTTCTGGTATCAGAGGCCCCGCGCAAAACAAGGTCAATTCCATCGAGAATATAATCTTTTACTACTGAATGGGTTATCCGCCCCTCTTCATCGGTAACATCTTCGAGTTTGCCATAGCCGCGTAGCGACCATTCGAGACCTACACCGGCGTCCCAAAGGATTCCAACCTCGCGGCCAGAAGAGGTCGGAATCAGTTCGCCCTCGGCAATGATATTATGGTTCCGAACCATCACCTTATCATATTTGACGGCAATATCCTTGATACTGCCAACTGGATTAAGAAGACTGGGATGGTCAGCCAGGCCAACAAAGCCTCCCACTTCAATCAATTTATTGATACGCTCAAGGTTACGAACAATTTCCTTGCGCGGATAGAGACGCCCATTCTTGTTGACCGTGTTTATTTGGCCGACGACAGCACGAAATCGGGTGCGTTCTTTACCGTGTTCAAGCAATTCCATCGGGCCAGAGAAATTGTCAATCAGTAAAGTGCGGCCCTCGGTCTTTAGTGTATCAACCTTGGTCTTGACCTCGGTAATGAACTCATCATGCTTATCGGCATCTGGTTTGCTCAAGGCTTCCGTAAGCAAATCCTCTGCTACAAAGAAGTCTTGGGCTTCGGCCAATTTCTGGCTGAGACTTTCCCATTCTTCCTGCAATTCATCGTCATTCTGTAGAGAATCCTGGTCACTTGCCACAAAGTAAGGGCATTTATATTTCGTAGCAAGCGGACACTCTTTAGCAGCTTTAGGAGTTTTGTCCTCTGGCTTGGGATAGCCGTATCCTTTCTTAGCGGCTGGACATTTCTCTTCATCGCCAGCGAGTTTGCATTTCTTGCGCTTATCGGGCGCAGTATAAGTGGCGGCCTCCATCTTTGCGCCGCATTTTGGGCAATTACCATCCTCGTCTGGGTGGCCTTTATAACCACATTTCGGACAAGTCAGAATCGGCATTCTGTGTCACCACCATTTAAGGAGGTTTGTTGTTTGACCAAGGCAATTACACTATAACAAAACAAAATCATTTGTCAAGTGCCCCCACCCACCCTTTGTCAAATCCCGACAACAAATTGTCAACACGTGTCAGGATTTGCAACCTTTTTGAATCACTTGACTCCCCGATTCAAATGGCTTATTCTATTTTATAGCGGTTCGCACTTCTATCCTTTGGGCTACCGGCGAGCAAGTACAGCCTGGTCGTCATTTTGACCAACGTGGGGAGTCTTCAAAAGGTTCCAGCTTTGCTTCCCAATTGATTGGGAGAATAGTTTTCAGACTGGTTTTGCTAAGGAGTCTAATTGCTTCTGGATTCCAAGCAATATAGGTAAGGCCTTCCTTCTTGGCTTTGGCCTCTTCTTTCTCCTTATCATGGGAAAGGAGATAGGGCGTTTGGTTCTTAGGCCGCCGCCCAAGCCAGCCCCTGCCGTTACTCAGTACCACCCGCGTCCAAACGAATCTCCCCGACAGTTTCTTATGATTATCAAAGAGCAAAAACAGTTCATGGAAATCGTCCTTCTGGACTCCCATTATTGCCTTGCCCGTTTCTATCAAGGTGATACAGGCCGCCGTATTAGCCGTAGCGCCGACTTGGCCAGGCTCCATCCACATAAACTCGCCTTTCTTGGCCACAGTCATCCAGGCGGGGGGTTGGAAGTATTTGAGAGCGGCGGGCCATTGTTCCTTGCCTTCAAGCAGTTTATCCTCACCGAGATACTCAAAATGTTCGCCATCGGGGTCGTCAAGTACCTGTAGGACAGACCCAATCACAGCCTGCGTCAAGCCTAACAACCATTCCCGCTTCGGCGGAACCTCAAACCGTAGGTCTGCGTGGACATTGCCCTGTTGCACAATGGTCTTGAAATCGTCCTTTGAGAGCGGGCCAGGATAATCAAAATCCAATGCCCTGCGAATGATACTTTGTACTTTGCCCCTATCAGCGGCGGAAACTTTTCTCCTTAGTTCATCGAAAGGCACCAGGATTCTCGCCAATTTTAGTTTCTTCCACAGTTTCTCGCCTTCATCACCTTGCAAAACCTTTCGAGCCTCTTTTACCTGCTCAGGCAACAAAAGGCCGCGTAAATGATATTGATATACAAAGTCATTAGTAGAGGAATCCTGTTCAACATCTTCGCCCTCGATTTTGAACCAAAAGCGAGTCAGCGCGGCCTCATCTCCACCCTCTCCACCTTCGCCACCTTTCTCAGGTGGCATTTCCTTTTCCTCAACCGGCTCCTCAATTACCCCATCCCAAGCGCCAAGCATATCAGTTGAAATAAGTTCAAGGTCTAATGGGCTATAATCCTCTATGGCCGCCATTGAATCTTCGCTTTCCTCAGATAGAATGGGAGGCTCTTCTACGGCCTCCTTATGTTTTTTCTGGGCAAGCTTCAATGCAGTTTCAACAGAATCGGGTTTCTTTTCCTCAGGTTGCACATTGCGGACACGAGGTTTTTGCCAGGAAATATGAATACCTTCTTCGTCCTCAAAAGTAGTAATCTCCTCAACGGCAACTGAGATGATATCGCCCAACTTTGGTGATGGGTCTAACTTGATAGCATAGGTTGAACCGTAAGCCCATTCCCCCTCCTTTCTATGAGGCCAACCTTCAAGCATTTCCCAAATCTCTGGGCTTTCGTCGCCTTCAAGGTCGGCTTTGGTCAATTTGTGCTTGGCCTCAATAGGTATTTCTTTACCGTCTTTGCTCAATGAACAGCGATACTGCTCGCTACCATCCTTTTTGCGGCGGCCAATTATCCGAACGTGAATCTCCAAGAGCGTCTTGCACTTGGCCCATTCGGGGGTGCTTCCACTAAGCGGATAGGTTGATGAGGCCAATTTCATCATCATGCCTTCGGAAAGGGGATGCTTCGATGCCCATTTCCAGGCGGCATAGAACTCTTCCTTATTAGATGTCAGCCTACGTTCGGCAGGGCGGAGAGGCCCCTTGCCCGCGCTGAGCACCTTTCGCAGTATTTCGTCCCGCTCGCTCAGAGGCTTGTTATGCAAATCCTCGCCATTATAATATAGAATGTCGAAGCAATAGGCCCGAATGTCCTCGCCGCTCAAATCACTGTTCCCCGCCCAAATCGGGGCCATATCTTTTCGCAAACGAACTTTGCCATTGTCAAACCAAAGTAATTCGCAATCAAGCACGAGCGAATTGATATTCTTTTGCTCCATCAAGGTCTGAACGGCTTTCACGACTTGGCCTAAATACTTAGACCGGTCTCTGGCACTGTCCTCGGTGAATATCTTTACCCGCTTGCCATCTTGCCAGGCGGAAATCTGTCCACGAATGCCATCGTATTTCAAGTCGCAATAAATCTTCTCGCCCTTATCAAAGAAGCCTTTCGCCCAGTATTTATAAACATCGTCTATATTGAAGAACTCTTTGCCGTGATAGCCGCTTCCGGTTTTCAGGGGCTTGAAGAATTGACCAGGCCGGATAGATTGTGCTTCATATACGAACCAGAAGGGAGCCGGAATGTGCAAACGTTCCCTCAGCCAACGAATTATCCATTTGCCCTCGTCAAGTTCCAATAAGTCTTCGGCATCCCCTAATAATTCATATCCAAGCGGCTGAATAGGCGGATAGTATTCATACTTACGAATGAGGCTAAGCCTGTCCTCAAGCGGCATGGCATGTGCCTGGGCATCTTCATGGAATAGCATATCATAAATCCAGAAGGTGGTATCATCATAAACCCCTTGCCAAATTGCGATAGAAGGTCTTTCCAGTTTCCAAAAGGCAAGGGCGAAGTGCTTACATTCTTCATTGCTGGTCACAAGGCGGCCTTGGCCATCAAAAACTTTGACCTTATCGCCGACCTTATGAACTTGATAGCGGCGACCGCTTAGGAGCCTCTGGGCGACTGCGGGGAACTTGAAAACGCCTGTATCTCGAAGCGGCCCGATGGAGCAATACTGCCCAGGTTGGATGGGGCCTTCTGCTTCTCGCACTTCGGGGATTAGTCGTTTTACGAGAATAACATCGTATAACGGGATTGAACGCCCGTGAGGGCCATTGCTATCATAAACCAAGTGTAAATCTTTACCGCCGATGGAAGAGGGCCATTTACCGTCAGCGAGCGATAATTTTTGCAGTAAAATATCAACGTCATTAAAGTTTTCCTTGGAAACAGAACTGCCGATAAGCGAAATTGTCCCATCCATTAGCGGGATGATATTTGGTAGAGATTCCCAAACTGGAGGGGCATTGCTGGCAACTTGGCCTGCATCGAGCTTGTCCAGAGCAATATGCTTGAGGCCGAGTAGTTCAAATAGGCGGATGGCAAGATTATGAAGGGCTTCATCTTGCTGTTCATGGGCAATATCATGGAGCTTGATTACTGCCTCTTCGTCAATAAAGTTCTTCATCGCGAGGCACCAACTGTTCCTTAGCATGTTCTATCCACTTATTAAGTCCCTCGAGGCTCAATTCACCGCCGGTAGAATCCAGCCACTTTTTCAATTCGGTGGCTGTAAGCCCCAAAAGCCGTTTACCAATTATTTCTTGCGGTACGCCCAACTTAGCCCACATCATTGCTGTATGACTACGCAGATTGTCCACACGCGCCACTGTCTGAGTAGCCCTTGGCGGCAAACTCAATGGAATCCTGATTGTATAGTCGGCTTTCAAAGGATTTATGCCGCTAAGTAGCAGTTGCAAATCGAATATCTGTTTGAGGGCCATTCTGTAAGCATGAGTTACACGAAGCACTAAAAAGGCAAACGAATCGCGTGATTCTTCGCTACTTTTGTCCACAAATGCTTTAGCGCCGACATCAAGGTTGAGATATTGACTTGGAATCCCCAATGCACAAATTAGCCGCCTAATGTCCAAATAAATATCCTGAAGTTCGGTCAGGTGCGGATTATCTGCTTTGAGGTTTTCAATTGAGCCATCCACCACGGATTTGCCATCCGGTGTATAGAAACGGGGCAAATAATGGTCTGAATCTATAGAGGGCGGCACGGCACGGTTGGTAATCTCAAACTGAGTCTGATTGGCGTCATAAGAAACAAGATAGTCAGTGGTCATGTTATCGCGATATTCACGGAGTTTTTGCTCGACTTCGTTTTTAGTTGAGCCAATGGGCACTGGGACATGATGAATCTTCTCTGTGTAGGCCCGTGTCAAACGGGCAACAGCCAGGCCATCTTCTTTCGCTCTTAATCTTTTCCAAATCGGCGTGGCACAGGCCAGCAATGGTTCCGCATATTGCAATCCGCCTTTGAACCCAAATGACATTTGGACAATTTGATAAGGAAAGAAAGCGGCTATTACTCTGCCTATTTCGTCCCTCTGTACATAGGCAGGCAAGTCGTCAGTAAAGCCGAGCAAGGCCCGTTCCGGATTGCCTTGACAAAGATTACCAAACTTATCCCAATTGACCTCGATTTCATAGGAGAAAGGGAATTGTTTGATTCGGGAAATGAGTCCCTCATCGTCGGCAATCAGTTCAAAGAAGACATCGCCATACAAGACCATTGAACGAACATGGTCGAAAGCCTGTTCGCGCAATTGGGAGGCTTCAACGAGAGGCATTAGGGCATTGAGTTCTTTCTTGCCGCCTTCCAGTTCAAACCCGATAATACTATCATCGGCAGATGCGGTGACTAATCCGGCTATATTATCCAGGCCTCGAGCAATGATTGGCTCTTCGGTATCCATATCATGCAAATCTTCCCAGAGTCGTTTTCTATTGATAAAACGAACCCAGGGCGATTCATAACTCATAATGCGGGTGCCGGTCTTAGCCCCGACTTCTTCTTCTTTACGTTCGGGCTTACGCCTGAGACGTTGGATTACCTTGGTGAAGAAACTCATCTAAACCACCGCTGTAAGTTGCGTCGCTTATGAATAGCCGAGACCGGTAAATCGCCTATGCGCCCAACTTGATTGGCGGCTGCGCTTGCTAATAATAGACTCATAATCATATCAGTAGTTTCACCGTACGGAAACTGCCTCATTTCGCCTACTAACTGGCAAAGTGGGCATTGATGCCCAGGACTTTTATGGTCGCCCTTGAACGGGAAAATCCACTTACCGCTTACCATCTCGGCGGCCAAGCATGGCAATCCGGTGTCAAGCGACCATTTGTTAGAACCGGTAAAACGCCCCATTATCGGTACATTTTCGGCGGCCACCCCTTGCGCTTCCGCCAGTACCTTAATCAAACTGACTAACGCTTCTTGATAAGCGTTGTTTTCGACCAGGATAAGTTTGAGCCGCCTTTCATACTTGATAGCAAGGTTCAAAATAACCCGCGCTATTACTTCTGGCTTATCTTTGAGGCGATAGAGTTCTTTGATTAGTTTCTGGCCGCTGGGATTAACTGTAATCACTGAGATAGCACTGAACGATGCTGACCGGTTCAGCGAAGCCGCAGGGTCAACCCCAATAAAGATAGGCCAATCCTCGCTATCGCCCTCGCCAAGCATTATATCACTTTTGAGGCACTTTTGAATACCTTCCTCAGTAAAATAATCTCTGGCCTCAACTACTCCCTCAAGGAGAAACTGTTGGCGAAAGGCGGCTTCGCCATCTTTGAGCCTATCTTCGAGGCGTTCCAAAGGCCAAACTTCCGGCCACAAAACCGGCCCCTTGAGGCTCCCGTCGGGCGCACGATAACAAGCAGGCTTGCGCCACAATTTCCAACGCGGGTTACGGCTATAGTTTACATAAATATCCGGCGGATTGAAAGACCAGTAACTTCCAATCATAATAGCCCTTCCGCCAGGATACAGCAAGTTGAGCCAATCATGTTCGACTCGATATTGTACTTTAGGCAACATTGATGGTGAGTCAACCGCCAGGCGAGGGTCAATTATATCGTCGAAGATAATGATGTGCGCTCTTCCGCCCGTACCAGTTGACAGCACGCTGAACGCCTCAATAGTCGGGTCTTGGAGTCCCAAGCCCAGCGACCGTTCAACAGTTAGTTTATGTTTAGTATCTTCATCTTCTTTGGCAGGGGATACCTGAATATGTGGGAAAACCTCTTTGTAACGAGGATTATGTAGCATGTTGCGGCGCATGAATCCGAGTTTGGCTATCGCCAGATTATCGTCCCCGCAGACGTATTTGGTGATTAGATTGGGATTCAAGCCAATTTGCCGAATCAGCCATGACATAACCGAAGTGCTTTTTGCGCTTGCTCGCGGCGCAATTACTAAAATGCGCGGGTAGCCGCTTTCAAGTAGCTCGAACCATTCCCGTTGATGTCGGGCAATTCGCCAACGCTTACCAAGCTCGTCCTGCATAACATAAGACGAGAATGCCTCTTGGTTCTGTCTGCACTCTTCGAGTTTGGCCTCCTTGAGGGCCTCCTCAATCTTGTCCAGTTCCGTCGCCAGTTCCTTTTCCTGGAGTTCCTGCGTCAAGGACATTTGCAGACGCCCCCAACAACTGTCGGATTTCATCTATCTTTTCTGCAATTTGGGCCTTGCGTTCCGGCGGAGCCGCCTGAATCAATTGAACGTACACATTGACGCCCTGCATAGTCTTTGTCAAATCATGGGTCTCTTCGCCGACCAATCTATAAGCCTTCAATAATATGTCTGCAAGCTTAGCAGCTTGAGACCATTTGCTTTCCTTGGCGCAATCATTGATTCCTTGGGACAACAGTTCACATAGTCGCTCTATGCGCTGAACTCTAATGGGCTTATGCGAAATAAAAGCTTGCGCGAGAATGCTGTTGCCATGTTTCCTAATATATGCGGCTATCTCATCACGATGGCGCTTCTGAAACTCAGCCACCTGCAGAGGCAGAACCGATAGTTCATGTTCCTCGCGCAATGCCTTGGCAATCTCGCTGGTAGTATTACCCTCGGCTGTCTTTTTGATGATTTCGTCTTTATACTGGAAGAGCATAGAGAGGTATGTGCCATTAGGAAGCTTTTTCAATTCAAGCCCGTCCACGAGGCCCAATCTGCTTACTCTCATGCTGACCCCTCATCGCTGAATACATTATCTTCAACTATGAATAAGCCCTTGAGAATCAGAAAAGTGGCGTTAGGGAAGTTTGAGTCGTTCTCATTAAGCGCAAGCTTGACCCCGTAATGGTGCTCACCCGCGTTCATGTTTGTCTGGGCAGTGGTAAGATTGAACTCGAACTCGCCGGTAGAAGCACTTGTGATTTCGGCCTCAGTATTCAATAGGGTTTGATGGTTCTCGTCCTTTACTTGTAGCGTGATGGTGGCATTAGAGAGATTCCAAGCCGCGCCATCAAGTTCCAACTTGTAGGCCTTATAGAATGTAGTCCCTTTCTGCACTTTCCAATTCTCTACAAAAGGCAAGGCCTCTATAGCACGCTCGTCAGCCATAGTCGTCACCTACAAATGCGCAACACAATGCGCTCGTTGCTCACCGGCAACCGCCTTCTGGTTTTGGTTAGCCCCATCGTTTTCTTGACTGAAACCTTCAGCGTTCTCATGTCCGGCATTGTATCACATTCAATGGCTTTATGCAAATGTCTCTTTCTCACACTCCGCCTGTGGATAACTTGTGGAAAACTCGGTGCCCCTACGACGTTTAAAATATCTTTAAATATATTAATCGTCGTAGTAGTAGAGGGCGGCCAAAACTGTGGAAAAGTGCCTTGAGGCCAGTACTTTCA